TACTATAATGCTTTCCTTCAAGAGCTTAAAGATCGGCCTCAGTACTATCAACATACCTTAGATGTGCATGGACTTGGTAAGTTTGCCAAGAACATCGAAGCTCCATCAATGCCTGGCATGTCTGGTATGTCGTCTTATGATGCCTCAGCTGAGAAAGAAAAGGCTGATGCCCTGGAGGCAGAACGAGTAGAAGAGGCCAGGATCAAACAAGGCGGTATTGATCGTGATGAAGCATTTACCAATTACACCAATCAGTCCGAGTCTGCTAATGCATATGTTGATAAGCTTATATCTCAAGAACGGTCTGAGGCAGCTATAGCTGGTGTAGACTATGTAATGACCGATGAGCTTCGTCAAGAACGTGTCAATAACCAGTTCTCTACCACATTCTCTGATACTGACTATACCAATCTTGTGGATCTTTATGATGAGTTTGGTACTCCTGAAGGCTCCGGTGGATATGACTCCTTTACTACTGTTCGTGGTACTGGTGATGCTCCTGCCGATACTTCTGCCGCACCTGCTACCATTGCGTCCTCAGGACGAACACCGGCGGGCATGCTTGCAGGTGACAGTGAAGAAGACATCTTAGGTTCGACGTCAATCCTTGGAGGTGGCTAAGATGGGAGGTAAGAGCGGTAGTGAAGTAGCTTATCAACCTGATAATACCCCTCAGTTCGACTTTGCGTCTATGATGGGTGCTATGGGTGGTATGAATGTACCTTCTGGTCCTTCGGCAGAAGAGTTAAATGCTCAAGCAGAAGAACGTGAAGAAGAACGTAGAGTTACCCAGGGTCTCAACGATCGAGACTCCTTATATAGTGAATACCTAGATGCAGGCGGTGCTGCTACCGACTATATCAACAATTTGATTACCGATGAACGATCAAATGCTGATCTTCTCGGTATTGACTATAATATTACCGATGAAGAGAAACAAGGTCGTATTGATAACTATTTCGCCTCTATTTGGGGTGAAGGTTCTCAAACTAGCTTAGAGTCTTCTTTCAGTGAGTTCGGCGATCCTGAAGGCTTCGATGGTTTCCTCTATAATAGAGGAGATTCTGAGGAAGCAGCTTCAGGGCCTGAAGAGACTAATCAAACAGTCTCTGAAGGTCAGCAGCCTTCTCAATCAGGTACAACTATTTTAACTGAGTCTAGCCTTCTTGCAGAAGAAGACGAAACATCTATATTAGGAGGTTAACGATGGGCGGTAAATCTGGTCCTGCTCCACCCGATGCTATGAGCCCCGATGCTGATATGGCTGCTATGATGCAGATGATGTCTTCAATGGGCTCTATGCCCGCATTTCAAGCCCCTGTTGCTCCTATTGTCCCTGAGGCTCCTGAGCTTCGTCGTACCCCTGAGGTCGACTGGACTACAAGGCATGAAGAGCTTGGAGCCAAGGCTAAGGCCGACTATAAAAATGATCAAGCCAGAAAGAAAGGAAGATCATCAACCGTCCACACATCCCCTCTGTTAGACGAAGAAGAAGATGAAACCAAATCGATAGCGAGCGGTGGATAATGAATATACCTGAGAAGTTTTCGTTTGATAAAGTTTTTTCTATGTACGAAGAGCTACGTCAAGAACGTAGTGAATGGGACGCAGATGCAAGACTGATCAGCGAATGGCTATTACCTGGACGAGGAATCTTTCAAACATACACAAAGCCTAGGAAGCGAAAACTTACTAGTCCTAGAGTTATCAACACAATCGGTGAAGATTCACTCTACGTTCTTACCTCGGGTATCCACGGTCGCTTGACTTCTCCCGCCATGCCCTGGTTCAGGACAAAATGGCCTGATGCAAAGCTAAATGACTTTGAGATGCTAGTATCATGGCTTCAACAATCCACTGATATTCTTAAGGCAGGCTTACACACTAGTAACTTCTATAGTATAGTAAACAGCTACTATATAGAGTATGCTGGTTATGGTACTGGTTCTATATATGTCGGTGAAGACACATATGATGATCAACTACCTTTCAGGTTTGAGCTATTGACCTTTGGTGAATATGCTTTCTCTATGGGAGCTGATGGTAAACCTGAGATATTCTGTCGTACCATATTCATGTCTCCAAGACAGATGTATGGTAAGTTCGGCGATGCTTGTAGTGCAGAGATACAACGACGAGTTAAAAATAATGAATCTGGTGCAGACACCGTTGATCTATCTGTTATAGAGTTTATAGCTAAGCATGACCATATGGATAAAGACTATATCCGTATCTTCTATGAGGTTACAGGTACCGGTGTTCATAAAGGTGTTAAAGGTGCAACCAGACTAGGTAACACCCCGCTAGGTCAAGACGGCTTCTACGAATTTCCTTATCCTACCGCCCGTTGGAATACAATCGGTTCTGATACTTATGGTATCGGGCCTGGCTCACGGTCTATCCCTGACATTAAGAGATTGCAGGAGATGGAGAAAGCCTTTCTTATGGCTACACACAAGTCTATTAATCCTCCTCTTAATGCGCCTTCTCGCATGAAGGGTAAACTGAATACATTACCAGGTGGTAAGAACTACTACGCTAATCCTCAAGAAACTGTAAATGAGGTATATCAAGTACGCTTTGATTACTCTGGTGTTAGTGCAGCTATCGAGAGGGTTGAACAACGAATTCAGAAGAATTTCTTTAATGATGTTTTTATAACTTCATCTAGAGACCCTAATGCCAGCCCACTAAGAACAGGTCAAGTTGATGCAATGCAACAAGAACAAATGTTCAAGGTCGGTCCTGTAACAGAGAGGCTTCATAGTGAATTATTTACTCCTCTGCTTCGTCGCTGTTTCAAGATTATGTATCGTAAAGACATGTTCCCTCCTCTTGATCCACAGTTTGAAGACTTGATAAACGAAATAGAGATTGACATAATTAGCCCTATGGCAGTAGCCCAGAATAGAGCAAGATCCCAAGGTGTTGATGTATTCATGGGATTTATCGGTCAAGCAGCTCAATTCGACCCAGCTATACTTGACAATATAGATGTGGATGCAGCAGCACGAAATAGAGCAGAAATCGAAGGTGTCGAAATCGGTATCTTACGTCCTGAAGAAGATGTTAAGAAGATGCGTAAACAACGAGCTGAACAACAAGCAGCTCAGGCCAAGAAAGAAGAACAGATGGCTGTAGCCGGTATGTCTTCTGAATTAGGCAACACAGATGCAAGCACAATGAAAACTCAGGCAGAAGCAGGTCAAATTCTGGCTGATACCCAGTTGACCGCAATCGAAGGTGGTCTAGCGTGAGTGAAGAAAAAGAAGTAGAAATCCTTGAGTCAAATGTTCGTGAACTGCTTAAGACACGCCAGGGTAAACAAGTAATTTGGGAGATATTGAGCTATTGTGATGTCTACTCATCTATACCTGGTAAATTTGAAGCAGGTAAACGAAATGTAGGGTTAGACATCATTCAGCTTCTTGATGATGCAGACCCCACTCTTTATGCAAAACTATTATTAGAGAAAAAAGAAAATGACTGAAGAACAGACAACCGAAGAAACAAGTACTGAGGAAGCTCAGACTGAAACAACATCAACTATCTCCTCAGAGACTGGGGACACTGCAACCGAAACTCCTACTACTGAAGAGTCCGAGCAGACTGAGGAGACAGTTGATACTAAAACTGAAACGGAGACAGAGACTGAGACAGAGACAATCACCGAAGGCGACGAAGAGTCAACTGAACGAGTGATTCCTGGTGTCGAAGATTATACTCTCCCAGAAGGTGTGCCTACGAATGTAGCACAATTTGCTCATGATAACGACTTTACTCAAGAACAGCTAGATGCGACTTTAGGTCTGTTTGGTTCTTATGTTCAAGGTAACGAGAAGGCCCAGAAGGCGGTAATTCGTCGAGAAGGTAATGAACTCGTTGACTCTTGGGGTAAGCAAAAGAAGGGTAATCTATCACTAGTAAGGCGAGCACTTGCACAAAATGACCCTGACGGCGACTTGACTGCAGTGTTGGATAAAACCGGATTCGGTAATCATCCACAAGTATTGAGTTTCTTTCTGCGTGTTGGCAACAGTATGCAAGAAGGCGGCTTTTTGAAAAGTGCAAACAATACTCCATCCAAGGGTGGAACAAGTGCAGCACTAGCTATGTTCGGGGGAAGCCACCCGAGCTCTAACTAACTTTACAGGAAATTGTAATGGCGTACGAAACATATATTGGCGGTGAACTGCCTAACCTGGTCAATGTGACCAAGCGACTTGACCCTGACGGTTCTATCGCAAAAATTGCCGAGTTACTTGAACAGACGAATCCTATAATCCAGGATATTCCTCTTATCGAAGGTAACTTACCTACCGGTCACCGTACTACAGTACGAGCCGATATCCCTGAGCCTACTTGGCGTAAACTGAACTACGGTGTTCGTCCTACCAAATCTGAGACTGCGCAAGTCGATGATACTATCGGTATGATGGAAGCCTATGGTGAGGTTGACAAAGACCTGGCTATGCTGAATGGTAACACTGCGGAGTTCCGTATGTCTGAGGACATTCCTCATATCGAAGGTATGTCTAATGCTATGGCAGAGACTATCTTCTACGGTGATACTGCTACTAACCCTGAGCGTTTCCTGGGTCTGGCTCCTCGCTATGACTCTCTGACTCTGGATGATAAGCCTGATGCGGTAACTCCCTCAGCACATCTGCCCAACGTAATTGATATGAACGATGGTGTGTTTACTGACCTGACTTCAATCTGGTACGTTGTTTGGGGTGAATCTACCGTTCATGGTATCTATCCTAAAGGTTCTCAAGCAGGTTTGCTGACTGAAGACCTGGGTGAAGTGACGTTGTTTGATAAAGATGGCGGCCGTTTCCAGGGCTTCCGTTCTCACTACCAGTGGAAGATGGGTTGTTCAGTTCGTGACTGGCGTTATATCAGCCGTGTAGCTAATATCAACTTACTGGCTCTGGACGATCCTGACTACCAGATCCTGCTGTACAAGGCGATGATCAAAGCAATGCACGCTGTCCCTTCCGGTGGTCGTAATCGTGGCACGTTCTATTGTGGTGCTGCTGTTGCTGCCATGCTTGACTTCGCAGCCGTTGAGAAGCATAACGCAGCTCTTGGTATGAAAGAAGTATTCGGTGAAGAAGTGCTCGCCTTCCGTCGTCGTCCTATCCGTGAATGTGACGCCATCCTCGAAACTGAAGCTCAAGTAACTTAGGAGGTTATTATGTTTTTAGATAAAGAACTGGAACTGACAACTGCTGTAGCACTTGATCTAGGTCCTAAACGTCCTGGCCCAGGTAAGCCAATCAAGTGC